TTAATGATTACAAAAATTCAGATACAATTATGAAAGACGCTTTCTTACTTGGTGCTCACCATGGAATGACTGTTGATGATGTTGATTATGTTTGTGACAAGATAAAGGAATTTTTAAAATGAAAATTGTCTATGTAACAGGTTGTCTTGGATTTATAGGTTCATATGTTACACGGTTAGCTCTAGAACAAGGTTGGTATGTAAAGGGAGTTGATAAGATGACTTATGCTGCTAATAAAGATCTGTTAGATGAGTTTAAAACATATAAAAACTTTTCATTTGTACATAGTGACATAAATGATTTAGAATTTTTATATGAATGTGATTATGTTATCAACACGGCTGCTGAAACTCATGTTGGTAACTCAATAGTTAGTAGTGAAGAATTTGTACACTCCAATGTTAACGGTGTACATAAACTTTTAGAACTGATCAGAAAATATAGAGGTGAAGGTGATAAAAAGCCTACCCTTTTACATTTTTCGACTGATGAAGTATATGGTGATATTAATTCAGGTGAGCATATTGAAACTGATATTCTTAGACCATCCAATCCTTATTCAGCTACTAAAGCTGCAGCAGATCAATTAATTACAGCATGGTCTCGGACATACAAAATGAACTATATAATTATTAGACCAACCAATAATTATGGTATCGGGCAGTATACTGAAAAATTAATACCTAAAGCAATAAAATATTTAGGTTTAGGTAAAAAAATACCTTTGCATAATAACGGTTTACCGATCCGTAACTGGTTACATGCAAATGATACTGCAAGAGCAGTTATCAAAATTGTTGATTCTGGTATACAAAATGAAATCTACAATATATGTGGAGGATTTGAACAAAGTAATATTGACACAGTTAAGCAGATCATAGATAACTATTACCCTGAGTATAAAGATATAAATGACTGTTGTGACTTTTCTGTATCTCGCCCTGGTCAAGATGTACGTTACGCTTTAAATGATGATAAACTTAGAAAGTTGGGATGGAAACCAGAAGAAGTTTTTGAGAGTGGATTACCCAATATAATAAGTTATTATAAGAAGAACTTTATATGGTAAAAAGTGATTTAATAGAATTTGAAAATAAAATAGGTGATAAATTTAACAACTCCGAAATAAAATCCCCAATACATCTTTATAGTGGTAATGAGGATGAAATAATTGAAATATTTAAAGATATTGATATTGATAATGATTGGGTATGTTGCACCTGGAGAAATCACTACCAGGGTTTATTAAAAGGTATACCTGCTAACTTAATGGAAGCTAATATTATGGAGGGAAAATCTATGGTTGCTAATCTTCCTGAATATAAATTTATTTGTAGTTCAATTGTTGGGGGTATTCCTCCAATAGCAGCTGGTATAGCTTTATCAATTAAACTTCAGAATAAACCAAACCATGTTTGGTGCTGGGTTGGGGATATGAGTGCCGAGACCGGTATATTCCATGAAGCATATAAATATAGTTTAAATCACGATTTACCTATTACTTTTATAGTAGAAGATAATAAAAAATCAGTTTGTACCCCCACCCCTGATATTTGGAAAAGAACCCAACCTTATTATCTTGATTCAGAATATACAGGGGGTATTTTAAGACAGAAAAATTTAATTTACTATCAATATAGTAATGACAAATACCCTCATGCAGGAGCTGGGGTGAGGGTACAATTTTAGTTATATGAAATACTTAAATGAGATAAAAAAAGCTATGAGCTTTTTAGCAGAACACCCAAAAACATATTTTATAGGACAGGCTGTAGAATATGAAGGTACTGGTTTATATGAGAGTCTGAAACATTTACCTAAAAATAAAAGGTTAGAGTTACCAGTAGCTGAACATTTACAAAGTGGTTTAGCAAATGGAATGGGTATCGAAGGAATGATACCTATATCAACGTTTCCAAGATGGAATTTTTTATTAATGGGTACAGATCAAATTGTTAACCATTTAGATAAGTTTACTACCATGTCTAACGGTAAATTAACTCCTAAAGTTATAATTAGAGTAGCAGTTGGTAGTGAATACCCTATTGACCCACAGTGCCAACATAAAGGCAATTTTACAGAAGCCTTTAAAAGTTTAACACAAAATCTTGATATAATACAACTAAATGAACCTGAAGATATACTACCAGCTTATACAAAGGCATTGAATAGGAAAGATGGTAAAAGTACTATATTGGTAGAATTTACCGATTATTGCAAAACAAAATGAAAATATTAGTTACCGGAAGTAAAGGTTATATTGCCAAAAAAATTATTAAAAGTTTACCTTCCTCTGAAGTAGTTGGTATAAGTAGAGATGATTTTGATTTACTAGATAAAAAAGAAACTAATTGTTTTTTCGATAAAAACAAATTTGATGTTGTTATACATACAGCTATACGAGGAGGTTCAAGATTAAAACCTGATAATGAAAAAACATTCTTTAACAATTTGAAAATGTTTTATAATTTACATCATAATAAAAAGAGTTTTAAAAAATTTATTAATTTAGGTTCTGGAGCAGAAGTACATAATAACGACAGCTTTTATGGTTTAAGTAAAGAGGTTATAAATGATATAATTTTAAGTAAAGAAAATTTTTATAATGTAAGAATATATGGTATGTTCGACCATGATGAATGGGATACTAGATTTATTAAATCTAACATTTTAAGATATATTAATAAAGAAAAAATAATTATACATCAGGATAAATTTATGGATTTTTACCATGTAGATGATTTTTTACATATTATAAAAAATATTATTTATTGTTCTAATTTTTGTAATAAAATTGAAGAGTGCTGCTACGAGCAAAAATATAGATTATCCGATATAGCTAATATAATCAATAATTTAAATGATTATAAGGTTGATATTGAAATCCAAAATGAAGGGTATGGTACACCCTATATAGGTGAAGGTAATAGAAATTTTCGAGGATCCGGAATACAAAAAGGTATAGAAAAAACATATAAAGAATTATTGAAATAAAGAGGAAATAATATATAATAGAGGTATGATTATTAAGAATCTTAACTATGATGGTGATTTAATTCATAAACGTTTTGCATATAACTTCTTTCGAAAGAAAACCTTACCTATTGGGAATATTATAGCCTTTAGAGGTTTTATGAATGTAGGTATCGATGGTATGATCGATCAAGAAGATGTACTTCAAAACGATTATATTGCAAGTGATGATGCAATTAGTTTTTGTTGGGAAATTCCTAACTTGGATAAGTTTGGTGCAGTGGCATATCAACGACTTTTAAATACACAGATTGCTAATATTCTATCTTCAAAGTATATTAAGAAGCCTATTGAAGTAGATGGTGATGATCTAATGGTACATGATGAGTTTGAAGGTAGTGATGGTAGCTTACAAACCGTTGGTAAATGTAGTGTGAGTATTACTTATTCAAAGGATAATGTAGCTATCGGCCATACTGGTATTAATGTAAATGCAGGGCCGCATGCTCCTAACTTTGCTTATAGTACAAAGCTATCGGATGAGAAGTGTGAAGAGTTTATGCAGGATATTATTGATTTATTTTATGCGATGAATGACGATATGTTTATTGCAACTACTAAGATTAATCTGTGACAATATTTCAATATATAAATAGCTTACTGTTTAGTAAGAAAAGGATAGATATGAACTGTGATGATGAATCGCAGTTTAATCTATTTATGGTTAATAGATGGACTAGTATGTATTCAAAAGAGTTAAATGAATATATAAATGAAACCACTAATAAGTATTGGAACTTATTTGATGATAAACTATCTCAATATAACTATATCTATTCTATATTGCCTAGATTAAAATTTAAAAGGTTAAACTATCTTAAGAAAATTAAAAAGGAAAAAAAGAGTAAAGAAGAAATACAATTAATACCTGAATTTTACAGTCAAAGAGAATATAAACAACTTGTTGAATTAGAAATTTTTACCAGTAAATAGTTATATGGCACAAGCAAGCATTGACGTATTAGCACCGAAAAAAAGTTTAATTGACTTAACAGACTCCCATAATAACTCTCTAGATGGAATTATTGATCAGGATTATGAGCTAGGTTTCATTTTTGATGATATTATTCTAGTTGAATTTATTGATGAAGTTTCAGATGGCCAAGGAGATGCTATTATGAGAGGTGGGGTTTATATACCTACTAATGCCGTACAAAGGGCATGGAGAAAAGCTAAAGTAATATTAGCTGGTCCAGAATGTAAATATATTAAAGGAGGAGAAATAGTAATCTTTCCAAATAATCTCGGCGTAGGTATTGCAAATGCAGACATCTCAGGGTATGGTAAACTTAATAAAGGTGTTTTCTTAAATGAAAGTAGATTGTTTGGTGTAGCTAAAAAGAAAGATGAAAACAAATCTGACGAGTCTTAAAAATACTTTACAGAGTAATGTCTGTGAAATAATTTTTGAGAAGCGAAGACCGAAACCAGGTGATAGTTCTCAAAGAAGAATGCTATGCACTTTAGACGAAAGTTTACTTAATAGTGTTAATGGTAGAACTACGTTAAACTATAAACCACCATCAGGACTTCCAAAGTATAACCCCGCTAGTAAAAATTTATTACCTGTATGGGACGTTATGATGCAGGGTTGGAGAATGGTTAGTATGGATAATTGTGCAATAGTAAATACTATACCTGAAAATGAATTTTTTGAGTATTTTAACGAAAAAATATATCCAATGTCTGCGGATGAAAAGAGAA